GAAGCTTTCTGATGGCATTATCAGCATTGCGAAGAGCCTTGTACTCTTTATTATATGTTCTATCTATCCTTCCAAGCTGCTTTGTTACATTACTTGGTCTGATTCTGTTCCAGATAGATCTTCTCTGTGCAATTTTATCAATCATTTTTGTCATAATAAGCCACCGATAATAAGCGAAAATATTGACATTAAAAGAAAACCTCCCCGAAGGGAGGCTTAATTATCTTATCAGCCTGGAGGAGGTGCGGCTGGAGGAGGGCCACCTCCGGGAGGAGGACCGCCTGCTGGTGGGCCTCCCGGTGGCTTAGGACCACCGCCAGGACCCTTCGGTCCTCCACCTCCTGCGCCCATTGGAGGACGTGGAGGACCGCCTGGCATACCACCTGGCATACCACCTGGCATACCACCACCCGGAGCGCCTGGCATGCCGCCACCCTGCTGATTAGGATCTTGCTGACCAACAAATGGGTTCTCACCCGGAAGTGCTGGCTGAACAACTTCTTCAATCTCATCTTCAGGAGTAAGAGCACGTAACTCAGATAGTGAATACTGCATGAGAGACTGATTCTCTTTAATTCGTATATTCTCTTGAATATCCTCGTAACGCATCTTGCGTAACTCATCCTCATACTCAAGGCCAAGTGAACGATAGAGAGTCTGAACAGACACTCTAGAAGTTCCTGGCTGGCCTGGCTGACCCTGAGCAAGCTGCATCATCTTATCAGTGTAAGAATCCATATCAAACAATGACATGTGATTCCAATCAACCTCCGGAACAATTAATGTCTTTTCACCCTCAACATAATCGTAAAAACCCTGAATCTTTGAGATTGGAGCGAAAATTTTACGCTTCAACCACTGTGAAAGCATATTTCTGAACTGCATGTACCTCTGACGAAGTACGTCAAGAGCAACAGAGCCGTTAGCATAAGTTGTATCAGTACCATCCATAAGAACAGATGGAACCATGAGACCAATGTAGATCTCTTTGATTACCTGAGTAATATCGCCAGAGATATCGTATATTCCTTGCCCATAACCAACTCTTTCAACTTCAATATCTTTTGAAGCGAAAATCTTGAAATCTTTATCATACTGTGCTTCCTCAAACACCTGACGCCATGCATCAAGGTCAAGAGGGCCTGGACGGAACTCATCTGAACCAATTTTAACAAGTGTAAGAGGGTTCACCATATTATCTGCCTGGGCATACTTAGACTCTCTAAGCTTATCAAAAAGCATAAGTTGTCTAAAACATGAGACAATTAAGCCGGTTCCACGCACCTCATAAGGAGCAATTCTTCTAGCAAGATGAGATACGTTAAAGTTATTGAGTGGAATGTTCGCACCCTTCTTGATGTAGTCTACAATTTCTGGCCCAAGCTGCTTGCGTTGCTGTATATCAGATGGCTTGTTTGAGTTAACAATCCTAACCAGGTTTTCGTCTGGCTTAAGTGACATCATTGGCTCTCCAGCCATTGCTGAACGCTTTACAGTGATGTAGTCAGGGTTCTGAATAAGTAGGCGCTTCCACTTACCCTTAGACTGATCAAGCTCTGCATACACAAAAGATTCGCCAAGAGTCCAATACTCTTGAGCAATCTGAACGCAGATGTTCATCAAATCAATCTCTTCAATCATATCTGAGAAGAACTTTTCAACTCTTCTATTCTTAGATTTTATGTTTAATTTTGAGATTGGATATGTTGAATGAAGGGATATTGCGTTCTGAACGATTGGATTCAGCGCAAAGAAAGATCTTGACCAAGAGTTAATCGTGGCCCTGTCTCTTGGAAGATTGAGATTGGAGTTGAGCCAAAGAGGTGAATACACCTCTGGAACCTGGCGTCCAGTGTCATTCGAACCCCGCCAAGCTGAACCAATATTTGAACCCATTCCATAACTAGAAGAGCCAAAATTGGCCAACTTATTAAAGGAAGCCATCTTGTTAAATGACTTACCCTTAACAAAGCCAGCTGGAGTTATATCTGAGAAATCTGGTCTAGCGCTTGCTGTCTCTTCAAAACCTGTAGGTATAAATGTGCCAGTATTGAAATCCATCCTTCCATTAACGAACTCAGGCATTGCACCCTTCTCTCTGAAGTAACCACCCTGAGCCTCCATTTGAAGTGTATCTCGCCTTTGTTCACTAACAGACTTAGCCATCTCATCCGAAATCTCTCTCGGCATTCTTTGACGACGTTCATAGAGTTCCTGGGCTTGATTGAAATCTCTAAGCTGATCTGCTCTGGTTTTATTGGTTTGGCCCCACTTATCCATAGAATTCCTCTTTGCTTTCATATATATCAGATACTTACCAGTTTGGTACGTATCCTAGTAGTGGTGCTAGACCAGACGTTCCATTTTGAGCTATTTCATGCTGCCTATCTCCTGGCTGCTTAATGTGGAACCTTTGGGTCACATCAAACTTCCAAGCAAGATAAGCATTAAGAAGAGCCATAAAACCATCGTTAGGAGTGTTGCCTTTCACAAAGTGCCTCTTAGGCTCCCCTTTTGTATCTGTAGTAACCTTAACTTCCATTGAACAACAATGGTTAATTAGCCACTCAACTTTGTCCCAAGACTTCTGAGGGAACTTGATACAACCCCTTCTAAGTAGATCAAACATCTCAGAGATGTAGTAATCTCTATCGAAAACAATCTCCTTAGGGAATACATCGTCTCTATACTTGATGCCACCGTTAACAGAGTTAGCTGCACGAGAACCAAGGAATGAATCTCCATAAGTACTCTGAAGTGTGTGCGTCAAGTCTCCAGCATCACCAACATCGCCTACTGACAAGTTTACAGAGTACCTTCTGAACATTTCTTCAACGATATCCTTCTTGCCCTGCGGATCGTTTTTGGTGAGCTTCGTTGCAAAATCAACAGAGAAAAGCTCCGGACCATGTGCCGTCAAGATAACTGCACAAGAATATGACTGACCCTGACGGTTACCAGCCATCATATCCAAGTTAGCCTTCTGTCCCCAGTCGAACCCCGCATAGACACGAATCTTGTCTGATGGAGTGATTTGAGCTGCAAACTTCCTATCCTCAAGGCATTTATCAATAATCTCTTCCTTAGAGATTGTTCCGCCTTCACCATCATAGAACTCACCCAAAACCTCGTTCATGTAAATACGTTCGGTATTGGTTGGTGAGATACCTGGCTTCTGAGCCAGAATCTTCTCCTTAGAGAATCTAGGTATGTAAAGCTGGTTAATATGAAAACCATGCATCTTCACCTGCTTTTTGTCATCAGGTGTATCTGGCTCATCAACAACTAGAGGAATCCACTTACCCTTAGCCGCAGCCTTATTTTTATCCTGCTCATGTCCACAGTGAGTGCATTTGACAATGAATCCGTAAAGCCAGATGTCCTCCCAGTTCACATCGGGACGGTACAGTGGGAAGTGCTTCTCGCACTGCTCGCAGTGAAGGTGGAAATATTGCTGTGAAGACTTCTGCCACATGTTCCAATACGCACCTCCCTTCTGCTTTGGAGTACCAAAGAGAACCTTTACGCCCTGACCAACTTCGCCATACTTAGCCTGCGCTGCAATCTTATCAGCAGCACCGATAGCCTGTGCGGTCATATCCTGCACCTCATCGAAGAACAAGCAGTCAACAGTACGACCACGAATACGGTCACCTGTCAGACCTGTTGACTCAATCCAAATCTGGTTTCCGCCAAGAAACTTCTTGAAATGCATATTGTCGTTAGCCGGTGAAGAAGTATCCATCTTGGACTCCATCACTGACTTTGGTAGACCGTTAGACTTTAGAATTTCAGTTGGTGCTGACTGCTGGATGATTGGAGTGAGCTTATCCTTTGTGTACGCCGCTGCCAGACTCAAGGTCGGGAACAAGTGCATGATACGCATAGGTGAACGTGTGGAGTTGCCATACAATCCACAGCCCATAAAGTACGCCTCAAGAGCCGCAGCCATAGTTGTAGCACCAACCTGACGGCCCTTAACCAAAATTACTGGCAATGAGTTATCATCAACAGCCTTTAGACATATGTATCGATAAATGTCAGCGAACGGCTTATATCCACCTGACACATCAAACTTCTCACCGTCGATGGTGAGGTTCGATTCAATAAACGATACGGGGTCTACATTTAATACGGAAGCCTTGAACTTTTCGAACAAGTCCTGTTCCGGTGATTTATCGCCTCTCATTTATCTCCTTAGAATCCGCCCTGATCGCGCAGGATTCCAAGGAACGACTCGTTATCATCTGAGTCTTGCAGACCATCATCCTTACCCATTGATGAGTAGTTTGTATTATCTGGTCTTTCTCTAGATGCTAGTTCATCTGATATGTATTGAGACAGTGCAGGGTCATCTAAGTGATTAGAGTCAACACCATCAACCTCAAAGTTCTCTGCAATCATATGAATGAGCGCAGGAATTGGAATCCTAGAATTTGAATCAAGGACATTTGCTATGAACCCTTCCACCTGTGGATGGGAACTAAAAACCATTGGACAATCAGATTTTAGAGTTTTTTTTTCAGCCTCGTCCTCATCAGCCTTTGCTTTTGCGAGGATATGTGCTGCTGCTGCCTTCATCTGAGATTCGGTTTGAATCTTCTCAAGGTAGTCATTAAGACCAGTCTTCTTCTGGTAATCAGTGACTGCCTCTTCAACAGATGAGTAAAGTGGCTTCTTGCCATTCATGATAGCGTACATCTGATTGTATACAGACTCCTGACGCTCTCTTGCATGATCAACAACTGTAACAGCTTCCTTCTGCCTCATCTGTTCAGCAGTAACCATCTGCTCAGCCTTGGAAGCAAACTCTTTAATCCAATCAGGAACGTTTGAATCTGAAGCGCTTGGAGTATCAAGCTCACCTGAAGTACGTGTTATTTTAATTCCGCCTCTGCTCATATTATTTCCTATTAGCTCTTGTAGTTAGCTGCCCAATCAAAGTTATCTGACTTAGACTTATCAACCTGCTCGCCAATTCTTCCACGGTCCTGATACATTGGCCATCCCATGTCAGCAAGAAGAAGCTGAATCTCAAACTCTTCACGCTCTGTGAATGCGTATTTTTTCTTTAGCTCGTCATACATGTCCTCCATGGAGTGACCAGCAGAAACTGTTCCGTTAATTAGTGTTCTAGCAACACCAGAAATAAGAAGTGGAACGGTAATTGTAACACCAGTGATCTTGGTAGCCTTCTGAGCTTCCTTAATCATACCACCTTCAGCACCAGCCTTAGACTTCTTGCCACGACCCTTGATAGAAAGAATTCTTTCCATACGGTCATTCATATGCCCAACTGCGGCATGAAGAGAGTCACGAAGCTCCTCTGAAGATGCGACATCAATCTCACCCTTGAAGTCAGTTGACATTGCCTTTGGGAACTCCTTAATTAATCTCATAATCCAAGCAACTGCACGCTCAAGGCCAGAAACATCATGACCAGAGTGCTGTGGAGTCATGTTAACCATTCCCTGTGCCCAAGGGATAAATTGAGCATGACCACCGTGCTGCCAATTCCATGGGTCGATTTCCTTAGGTTCTTCTTCCTTCTCATCTTCCTCAACGGAGATTTCAGGAACAACAATCTCTGACTCGTCTAATGCGCCAGGAATCGATGGCATTACAAAAGACAAAGGCTCAGCATTGTCGAATTCAAGAACGACAATCTCTTCGTCCTTATCAGACTTCTTATCGTCCTTATCGTCCTTGTCTTCTTTCTTATCCTTCTTGTCTTTCTTATCATCGTCAGCAGGATGTTCGTCCTCAATAACGATATCGCCATACACGCCATCGTCACCATACGACTCGTCTTCTACTAGAAGATCGTCCTCAACTTCAATCTCTGCTAAATACTGGGCTGTTTTTTGTCTAGACATAATCACCTAAAGATATTAGATTCCTTACTTTATTCTTGAATATTAGCAGAATCCTCAAGTATGAATTCAGCTACTGGATGTAATTTGTCTGGAATATCAGAAGTTTTGAACCATTCATAACCGTCATGCTCCCAGTTCAACTTAATCTTATCATCCCACTTTTCTTTCGCTTCCTTGCTCACAGTCGTGACAAAGACAACGCAAATATCCTTTCCATGGAACTCTGTATGACCAGATGAAAGAATATCACCGGAGTCTGGAACAAACCCCATCTCTTCATATAACTCCCTTGCAGCAGCTTGAGCAGGCATTTCTCCCTTCTCAATATGACCACCTGGAAGACCCCAAGTATTTCCATCATTTACCTTCTTAGACCTTTTAAGGAGAAGTACTGATGAATCCTCAGGACAATAAAACAATACACAAGCACCTCTAGCTGTATCCTTATTAGCCTCTCTGGCTACCTTAACAAGCTCAGGATTAGCGTTTGCTTGGATAGAATAAATACCATAGTATAAATTTCTAGAGATATTGTAGTCAGCATAATACCCAACAGGTACTGAGTACAAACCATCTAATGCCACTCCTGACATCACTCTAGAATAGAATGGCGAGCCTAGGATTGGTGCCTGACCAACTCCTGGAGCTGTGTCTGAATAGTTACACTGGACCGCTTCCTGATCATCCATAATTGATGAAGCGTACCTACATGGCTGTGGCTTCTCTGCTGAATCCATTAGACGCCATGTGTAAAGCTTCTTATTAGCCTTCGCAATCTTGTCACGTTCTTCAGGAGTTGCGTCCTCTCCAGCCATATCAAGAGGTGCCATCTGGTCGATAATGGTACCAGCATGCCTGCAACCAAAAGGTATAGAGAGGCCATACGGACATGGATCCGCATCCTCTTTTCTGATTACTGCAAGCTTTACGACCTTCTTAGCCATAAATATCCTCTAAGAATTCTGAAAACCTATTATAAGCTTTTTTATTTTGCTTCCTGCGCTTCTCTACGAATTCCTTAACAGATTTATATTTCTGCTTGGTGCCTGTATGCAAACCACCTCCTGGAGATGTTTCATTAGGACCCTCCTGTGTGTAGTCATAGTTCCTAAAGAAAGGCTTTTTGTTGCGAGTTGCTTGACGCTGCTCTTTAGTTTGAGGCTCAGACTTGAAGTCTTCCTTTCTTTCAGATGGGTGACCTTCTGGCGCTTTTGTCTTCTTTTTCTTAGCCATTAGTTCCTCCCAACATAAGGCCTTATCTTTTCCGTCATTGGAATGTAGTCCCACAGATTCATTTCAGTTATTAGCTTCACAGTCTTTCCAGGATCCTTATCCAGTGAGTCATGAATCTTATCAGCAATATATCTATCCTTTACACCTTCCATAAGCTGTGGATTCTGCTTAACGAAGTCAATGATTGGCTGTTCAACATCAAAGCCAAGCTTAGTAGCCATATAAATTATTCTTGGAATTCTCTTAGGGTCATTACCTAATGTTATGTTTGGAGGCAGTGGTGTCTTGAGAATCTTGGCGTTCAGGTCTTTCATTCCGGAGCCGGTTGGATCTTTAATAGTAGACAGGTCCATACCAAGAAGAAGAGAGTTTACTGTGAAATCTCTAGACATAAGTTCTGCGGTCATTGGGTCTGGCTCTGCCCCTGCCCTTTTAAGAAGCTCATCAACCTGTGGTGACTTGAAGTTAGATGAGAAATCTACCTTCATGCCATCTACATTTATCTGTGAGTGACCATCAGGAAATGTCTTCATGCTGACATCAGGGTAGTTAGCAACAAGAACCCTGTTCACTGCATCTGCAAGCTTCTTGATTGATTCATCGCCAGTAGTTAGATCGATATCCTGGATCTCTTCGGCACGACCCATAGCTTTATCTCTTGGCACACCGCCAACTATAAAGGGTTCAGACGTGCCCTCCTCTTTAGCCACTCTGGCTATAAGGTTTAAGAGTTCCTTAATAGTCATTATCTCACCTGTACTGGTGTACCTGTTTCAACCTGAGCTGGACCTGCTAGTTCTTGAGCCGCCTGCTCACCAACATCTGGTTTATTAGAGCGATCAAGCTTCTCGTCAGACTTTTGCTTTCTCATCTCTTTACGCTCTTCTTCCTTATCTTGCTTGCTTTGAAGATCGTTCTGAACAGCCTGTGTATCTGGATCAGTGGTCTTGCTCTGTTCAACCCACTTCTCACCTTCTGCTGATTGCACGGAGCCCTGAAGTTTAGAAAGAACATCTTCAAGACGAGTAGAGATGTACTGAGTAGATTCAAGCGCCTTTGACTGAGCCTCACCAAGCTGAGGGAAGAATGATGAGAGACCAAGCTGGTCCATCATGATATCGAGAATTGCAAGCTGACGTGGAACCTCACGCTGCTTGTAGATTCCAACAAGAATCTCAAGACGAGAGATTGCATCCTTAACCGTAATGTTATCGAGAGCTGCCTCGATTACGTCATCAGTGTCGTCCTCTTCAACTGTAATCTCTCCCTCTGGTGCAGGTTGTTCTGCCGCCTGTGGGTCAAGCTTCTCCCTCTGCTGCTGTGGCTTATCCTCTGGTGGAGCAGCTTCTGCCTCACCAATGTTAAGGTCTTCAGCACCTGGAGCTGCCTGAGCAGTAACTACAATATCATCAAATGCTGATGCTTTCTTTGGAGAACCGCCCTCCGGAGGAGCGCCTTCAGCTGGTGCCTGACCTTGAGGTGCCTGTGCAGGTGCTGCAGGTGCTGCAGGTGCTGGAGCAGCAGCAGCAGCTGCCTGCTCTTTCTCTTTCTTGATTGCAGCTCTCTCATCAGGATCATCATCATGATCGTACACGCCCTTCTCAGCCATCTCTAACATCTCACGAATTGCAAGCCTAGTATCCTCTGCAGCATCACCAGTAGTCTCGCCGCCACCTTGAGGTGCTCCACTACCACCCATTGGGTCTCCGCCCATTGGATCTCCCATTGGTGGAGTTGCTCCTGCAAAAGGATCTGTTATCTGAGCTGTCTTGTAAAAGAAAGCCTTTCCTCTCTTTGAACCACGCACATCGTGCATGTAGTTGCCAGCCCTCTTAACAAGGTCATAGAAAAGAGATGACTTAATTGAAATCTTGTTTGCTGTCTGAACCTTCCTCTTAAGATCCTGAAGAAGCTTCAGCATGAAGTCCTGCTCATCTCCAGCGAAATGCTGACCATCAAGAGAACAAAGGAGTCTCTCTGCAGATGATAGTCTAGAGAGAATCTTTGAGCGCTGAGACTCAATCTTATCCCTGACTTCATTACGATCTATGCTTGGCCTTGGCTTTGGATCCTCCTGCTGCTGATGTGGCAGGAGGTTTGCTGTTGGCAAATAAAAACCATTATCAGACACATATCCCTGTGCCTGCTTTCTAAGACCTGCGCTCGCTAGCTTTGGGTACTTAGATGGAACACCTTCCGTGTAGAACTTTAACCAGTGCTTATAGTCTAATTTTTCCATTTTATCCCAATTGTCTGTTACTGCTGAGAACGCTGTGTTATATGGCAAACCCAACCTGTATATCCTAGAATATATGTCTTTTGTTGCGTGTATCCACTTAGAGATATCATACTGGGTCTTCATGTTCTCACCTTGAAGTCCCTGTGGGTAAGCTGCCTTTTGCATATAACAAGACTGATTAGCCTCTTCAGAGAGGGGAATGTCTAATTTTTGTGCAGCTTTTGCTACTGAACAAAATACGTAAACAAGATCTGACATGTCATACTCGCTACGATTTTTGAACATTTCTTCCATCAAGGCGTCTATCCAGTAGTCACCAAGCTGAAAATCTTTATCAACAATGTCTTGTATTACATCAGGAACATCATGCTGAATTCTTCTAAAAGCAAGCTCGTCTTCCTTTGATGAAACACCTAGCTCAGACATCTTGAAAACATCCTGCATGAAGTCACCATAGTCATCATGCATGTCAGAATTCATAAACATCCAAGACTTCTGAAGCTTATCCTTAAAATAATCGTTAAGCTTCCCTGTCTGAGAAAGCTGTTCAACATCGTACTGCATTACTCAAACTCCCCTAGATCCTTATCTAATTCTGCTGCCTTTTCCTCAACCTTAGTCACCTCTTTCTGTGAAGACGCAACTGTGACCGGAGCATCAAGCTGCGGGCTCTTAAGGTCAGACATTTCCTCTGATAGCAATTCCATAAACTCATTTGCACGCTCAGGCTCTAGTCTTGAAATAACTCTCCTGATTGCGTTCTGAAATACAGTAGACTGCTGCTCAACCATTTGCACAGTATGAACATGTTCAATACGCTGGTCAGGAGCTTTATTGATAATCTTATCTGCCTTCTCAAGCAGCATCGTAGAAAGCTCGAAATATTTCGTCATGACGTAATCGAGCTTAGTAGATCCAGGATTCTCCTGAATCTTGTCGAAGATCTGCTCAGCACGCACATCCATGATGTGAATCTGCTGTATCAGCCTTTTTTCAATATCAATCTTCTCATCTGTAAGATTTGCAAGTCTTTCCTTCCAAGTCTTGTTATTGAGAAGAGAATCTGCTATTTGCTTATCTAACGCGCCATTCTTCTCATCCTTCACCATCTTGTTCATGAAGTCTGAGGTATTGCAGTAGTTCTTTAGGAACTTGTCTAATAAAGACACAGAAAGCCTGAGATGGTTCTCATCAGGCTTATCGTACTTATGCTTAAGATAGGAAGAAACATCCTTCGGAGTCTCTCCCATCATTAGCTTATCAATTATCCCTTGGACCTCGGGATGGTCAAGTATCTTTTTGTAATCTGCCATAATACAATTTATAACCTGCTATCAAAATAAATATGCGCAGGAGCGTTAGAAAGTTTTCTAAGGCTATCTGCAATGACATCTGGGTTATAAGATGATCTTTGAGCACCTGCTACCTGACTACCTTCCAGCTTAACCTGTATATAATAATTGGCAGTATCCTGGATAGGAGACCTTACAACTAGCTCACCACTTGGATTTGCTTTGGAAGCATCAAATACAGGAAATGCTACAACCCCAGGAAAATTATTCTGTATATATTCTGCATACTGAACCATTTCAGGATTATTATGATAAGCACTAGACTCATCATAATTTGTTACATCCTGAACAATACGAACATCTTCATTTTCTGTTGAGATATCATTTATATGATCTTCGTATGCTTTAACTACTTTTTTTTTTATATCAGCAGATGCTTGAGAAGATAGAGATTCTCTAGTTGTAAACATTGAACGAGAATCGTTTGCACCCTCTGCATACTCAGTCTGATGCTTGACAGATGAACCAGGAATCTCATTTCCCTTATCTGTCTTATAACCAGACTCATAGTTGTAAATCTTACCAGTTGTTGGATCCTGGTAAACAGAATCAGTAATTCTCATAAGAGAAACACCTGGGCGGTCTGGTGAGTAACGTGTTGAAAGTGGTGCCTCCATTGGACGGTACCTGCGAACCTGCTTGTCAACAGCATCTGCAATTGCCTTGTGACCTCCCATTTCTGCAAGCTCATCACCTGCTGAATACTTCTTCTCACGCTGCTCCCTGCGGCCTTCCTCACGAAGCTTGTTAAGCTCTTTGTCGTAAACCTCGTTGAGCTTAGCAAGTGCATTCTTTGGATTGGCAATAGCAATAAGCATCTGGTCAATATCAGCAGCTTCCTTCTGAAGCTCTTCGTCACCAGACTTATCGAAAGCTGAAGCTAGAGCAGCAAGGATTGTAAGATCCTCTGCACCAACCTCATCGTCAGGATATGAAGACGCTACCTTCTCAAAAGCAGAGGTAGCTATAGCAAAT